GCGCTTGATTTCTTTGAAGAGGAGAGGCTTGCACTTACTGGCAGGCGTCGAGTTCAAGACAATCCTATCCCAGGCGTCGTCAAATTTTCTCTGGGCTGCGACGGCATCAATCCAAGGAACCGGAACCAATCTCCCAAGCCCTTTGAACACTCCCTGTTCAGTTACGACTGCTTGCGTGTAACTCTCGACTACTCGAGAAGTCATAGACCACGCTTTTTCAGTCTCTGTCCAGGGATCAAACCCAAGGAGGGCAAACTTACGAGCAGCGGCCGTCGTCGATGCATAGTAATGGCTAATTCTCTGCCAAGACCAGATCGACGAACGGACGCCCCTTGCCCAAGACACAGGGTGAGGAAGTCCAAAGCCCCCGAGTTCACGGGGAACAAAGGGAGAAAGTCCCCTAATTTCTGCTGCGTGAAGGATCCGACTATGAATTCCCATGACCGCGAAAAGAAGTCTCTTCCTATACATCTTGGAAGGAGAGATCGCGATACAAGTGGAAACTGTCGGACCCATTGCAATGTAGAAGGGGTTCTTCTGGTTCGCTCTAGGAACAAGATGTCGCAGCGGTATATCATTAAGACGACGAGCTTCAATCGCCTTCCGCTCAAGGATCGGACGAGCAGCTGCTTCAAAACCGGCGAAGACGACCAGACCAGTATCAATTTCGACCGTGCGGGTCACCAAGAAGGTGCGTTCCGTGAAAGTCCAGCCCAAAGAGGACCGGAAAGATTTCCTGATATTCGGAAATCCTCCAGATTCACGTATTTCATCTTCGTAGCGATCCGCCTCAAACCAAAAGATATTGGCCACCATGTCGTCGCCGCGGAAGAGAGACGAACGAAGGCTGCCCACCGCGAATGCGAGGCATGCTTGGTTGTAGATATTAAGAACAATCCACGAGAGGTGGTTCCCCATCAGGATCCCATTCACTCCGAAGAGTGTGGTTCCATCATCGTAGGAAATCCAACAATCACCAAGCAAGTAGCAGCCGACACGGCGATCATCTTCCGAAAGCTCAACGGCGTCGCAAATTGCATGCCAGATGGCGAGAGCAACATCCCGAGGTATCCAATCAGTCGCAGCGGTAAGATCCGCGCTGTAGAAAGTTGGAACAGAACCCAGGATTCTCTTCATCTGGCTCAACGATGCGAGAGGTGCGTCAGACCCTTCAAGGTCGACGGAGTGGTCTTCAATGAGAGGCCACAACCTCCGCCGGAGCACGGCACCATAAAAGCCGGGAGCGGCTGCTCCAGCCGTAACGATCCGAGCCTTGCCTCCTGCCTCTTTGACAACAGAAGCACGATAA